ACTTCTCCATTTATCTTACAATCCATGTGTCCTTTTACACCTTCAACAACAACTTCTTTTTGTTGGTCAGTAACTTCATAACCTGCTGTTTTAATTAACAATAATACAAGCTGTTCTATTATATCTCCATAGAGAAACTTAATACGAGTAGAAGGATGGATGGGTTCAGCTTGATCTGCTATACGAGAAGCATACCATAACTGTCTACTAGGTTTACCTATACTAGAGAAACGAAGAGGGTTTCTCACTATACCCTCTTCATCTCTATTGGAAAACGCTTTAGTAACTGAATCAGAAACATCAGCTAAAAACTTTTGCAAGTCAGTCTCACTTGGTTGATGCGAAGATAGTGATTGGTGGATATCTGAGACTAAATCTTGAAGTTTATTCATAGCTGATGTCCTGATTTACTATTGATTACTCGAAAGGAATATCGTCATCAAGATCATCAATAGTATCTGATGCCGTAGGAGGTTCGGAGGCTGTGTAACCTTCTTCAACATCAAACTCATCTGGTGGAGAATAGGATACCAGATCAAGAACTTGTACGTCTTTAAGTACCGCACGTACACCCTTTCGGTTATTCATCTTCCACTCACGAGGAGTAAAAGATACCTTCACCAAAGACCCATTGCCTACTAGTGTACCAGAAATATCATTCTTCTGAGAATCTAATAGGCGAGGCTTTGGAAGTTCAGAACCATTGTTAAGGAACTGATCCTTATACATGGTAACAAACTTGCCACGGTCATCATCCTTATCTTTAATAGGAACACCGTGACTTTTCATAGTCTTAACACCATCGGCATTAAGAGATACATCAATAGACCAACGAGGCTTCGTTGAGTCAAAAGGATTTTGGGCTTGATCAAGCTTTGCCCAATAAGCTTTACCAGATATTACGGCCATTGGTTTAGTTACCTTTCAAATGTTAGTGGGTCATCGCCCATGTTGTACCAATCTTATACTCCGAATCGAGAGGACAGTCAAGCCCTAAAATTTTCTCGACTCTTTTCATGCAAGTCTTTGTTATCTCTCCTAGTTTTTCTGCATTCTCCTTTCGTACTTCAAATTGAATTTCATCATGTATATTAGCTACTGGTTTTGCATCTAGCTTCTCCGTTATAATTTCTTTCATGATTTGTATCAACCATTCTTTACAAATTATTGCTCCTCCTCCTTGAATTAAAACATTTAAACTACTGTGTAGGCTACGTACATGGAAGTACCTACCATCTAAGCCACGTACCTTTCCATTACGTTCAGCCGCACTATGAACTGATTCAAGTAATCCATTTAAAGCTGGTACATTTCTAAGGAATTTATTCTTGGTAGCCTGTCCATGCTTGGCAGACTTGTTCATAATATATCCTATCTTCCCTGCACCAGCACCATAAATCAGTGCATAAATAAAAGTCTTGGCTTGATCTCTTGTTTCTAATCCAGCCATCTCTTGATTAGTTGTATGGATATCACCGTGTAAAATTTGATGTATATATTTTTTATCTTTCATGTAATGCGCTAACACTCTTAACTCTAATTGAGAAGCATCACATCCTAATAAAGTATAATCATTTACATCAGGTACAGTCCAGCATGTCCTACATTCCTCACCATAAGGAGAGTAAGTAGCAGGAGTCTGTGCAATGTTCGGGTCTAAATGGCTACATCTTGTACTCACTGTACCTAATGTTTTTATTCTACCATGTACCCTGAAGGTATCAGGATTACAAAACTTAATCCATGACTTAACCTGGGATGCACGTTTCTGTAGTAATAGGTATTTAAGTATAGACTCTGACTCAGATATACCTTCGATCTTAGCTAAGACATCTTCATTGACTATGATGTTTCCTTTCTCTGTTTTAAGAGTAGGCTTCCATCCCTTTTCCATTAGACGTTCAGCTATCTGCTTACGTGAGGCAGGGTTAAAAGGTTTTTCCTTAGTCTTTGTTTTCAGTTGTATAATTTCAGGAGGAAATATCTCCTGAAGTTCATGTTCAATATCTATACTCTCATCTGTTAATTGTGCGAGGAATTTAGTAGCAAAAGGAAGATTGAAGTAAAAACCATTACGTTCTTGCTGATCCATATAATATCTAAATACATGTTCTCTCCGTATACTTTCTATTGAAAACTTTTTCTTCTCGTTAGTCATGAGATGGTAGTATAGTTTCTCTGTTAATTCTACATCATTGATACAATACTCTAACATTTCTTCAGTATAGTATTCAAAGTTAGGAGATGGCATCTTGGGAAATCCAAGACGCTCACCCCATGCCGCTAGGCTATTACCTTTCTCTCTAATAGGATTGAAAAGCTGAGAAAGAATAAGAGTATCAATACATTTAGAAGCAGGATGTTTATATCCTATAAGTTTAGCTAACACTCGTAGATCATAGCTTAAAATATTATGACCTATGAAGATAGTATTAGAAGAAGGTTTAAATTTAGTATAACATTCTTCCTTAGTATAGGTGACTATCTCTCCTGTTTCTATATCCTTGGTAACAATACAGTAAAGTTTAGTTACCTCTTTGGATTTATCTAATGTATTGAGTAGTCCATTTGTTTCTATATCAATGACTAGATATTTATTATCCGAAGTCTCTTTCATCATTAAATTCATCATCACCATTCTCAATACTTTCCTGTTCATCAAAAGGAACTTCTGTTAACCTACCTGTTTTCTTATCCCATTGCAAGAGAGTTGCAGGTCCACTCTCTCCAGAGAAACGATTCTTTAATACTCGTATCCAAGTACGGTTCCTTTCATTTTCATCCAGAGCTTGTGTGTTTCTTTCCAAGGCATAGATCATATCAGGTAGTTGAGCTAGGCTATGTGATCCACGTAGTTGGTTAAGGGATACATTCGATCCTTCCTCATGACCTGTACCTTGTGGTCTACTCAAGTGAGAGACAACGATTAGATGTATACCAAGTTCTTGTACCAGAGTACGTAGCTTCACCATGATATCATCAATAGCTTTACGTTCATTCGTAGTTTCGTACACTACCATCGAGATGTGATCCAAGATAATGTACTGACAGTCTAATCCTTTAACCATATATCTAACACGAGTTAAAAGATTTTCCAGAGTAGAACTACCAAAGTGATTCCAGAATACTAACTGTTCTAAATCATTTAGTTTATCCAACGCTTTCTCTTTATCTTCTACTGTCCAATCCCGTTCTTCTTCAGAAGTAATATGAAATCTTTTAGAAGCTTCAACAGATAGGATACCTAATCCTGTTTGTCGTACACTTTCCTCAAGGAATAAACATCCTACTTTCTCATCAGTGGTACTAATAATGTAATGAACTAACTCACGCATCACACTACTCTTACCGATACCAGAGCCAGCAGTTACTAAGACTAGTTCATTCTTACGCATCCCATAAGTGATGGCATTAAGCCCATCCCAAGGATAAGCTAAACTCTTCACTACTTGATCTGATAATAATCTATCTCTTAAATCAGGCCCACATATAATCCCTTCTGGTGTAAAAGTACGTGCATTCCAGAAGTCATTAACGAATGATTGGGACTTACCTTCCATAAGATATTCGTTAGCATCCTTACGACTAAGGTGCATGATCTTACACTTACCAGGTTCTAATAGGTTTGCTATCTCTTTAACAGCTTTCTGTCCAGCAGGATCAGAGTCAAAACATAACACTATATTTTGAAAGGTTTCCAGATAATCTAGGTTACGTTTTATTTCAGACGGTGCAGAAGCAGCACCATTCCTAACACTAACAACAGGCCATTTACTTCCCAACATTTGGTAAGCTGAAAGACTATCAATCTCTCCTTCACATACTGTAATAAACTTTCCACCTTCTTTGAAAAGTTGTTGACCAAATAATGTAGTATCAACACCTGACTCTCCTTCAGAGTAGAATTTCTTTTCATCTACCACTCTTACTTTATTTATAACATGTTCTCTTTCCTTAGAATAGTAAGGATAGATATGGATGTCTTGATCCTGTCGGTTAGTGCTAGTCTGTACTCCATATTTACGACAGGTTTCTAATTCGATATGCCGATCTTCAATGGCAGTAAAGTTAGGCTTTCTATAGTTAGCCCCAAGTTCC